AATATATCAGTAATATAAATATGATTTTTTCAGAAAACAATATAATATTATGTACAGACTGTTGTTTAATTAATCATAATACTGTATTTATTTTTGGGCAATATAATTATCCAATAGATAAAGTTGAATGTTTTTCAAATGAAACAAAATTATCAATTACATATGTTCCTTGTACAGCAAGACCAGATTTCTGTATTGTATTACAAAAAAAAGATATTTCAAATGATTGTGTAAAGTTTGTAATAAATGGCTGTATAATAGATAGAATATTAAAGTTTCCTTTTGAAAATAAATTGCATTGTCTTAAAAAAGATAGTTCAAATATTATAAGTACCATATGTAAACATTATAATCATAGATTAGATGAATGGATACAGTATAATTTAAAACTTGGGTTTGATGGTATTATAATATTTAATAACAGTGCAAATATGAAAAATGGATTGAATGAACCAGAAACATGTTATGATGATATGGAACTAATAACTAATAAATATAAAGATAAGGTTCTAGTTATTGACTATCCATATTCACCATTAGATGAAAGTCATTGGAATAATATTCAGCGAATAAGTCTACACATCGGTGTTAGTGCATTTAGACATAGATGTAAACATATAGCACTTATAGATAGTGATGAATTTATTTTTATACCATCTAATAATAATATTTCAAATTTTTTAAAGAATATAAAGTGCACAGTTCAAATGAAGAGTAAGATATTGACAAATAAAAATTCTAATGATGTAGTTAATAATAATATTATCCAAATATGCAGATATATTGGAGAGTATAAATATACAAAGATAATTCTTAACTCAGATACTATAGGTACTACATATGGTGGAACAGATGATATTGCATATGTTATAAGTCCGCATGAACATCCAACACAAAAAAAATTTTCTGAAGAAGAGATAATACATTATCATTGTTGGGTAAATAATAGATACAAATATTCTGAAAATATGGAAAAATTTGATGCGTTATATGATTTTCTGTATAGATGATCGCGAAGTCAATCGTTTCAAAGCCGAACATGACAGCATAGGTGTTAATCCTTAGAACAGCCATGAGTGATCTGCAAGCTGGGATAACGCTTTTTTTAGGAACTTCTTTTTCCAAGAACCAAAAAAATGACGGCATGCTATTTTAGGTGATTTTGTTAACAATGTCATACTTAGAGAAGATGCTTAAGATAAAAGAATCTGCTGAAAATATAACAATCCTTCGAGGAAAAATATCAAATACAAAACAATTTAAAACATTTCTTAATTTCCTCCAAAGTAACGAAGTGTACCTTGACAGGGATGTTGAACTTGACGTTTCGCTTACGTGTCCGAAAACACTTAGTAATGAATTTTCAAATATAAAAGTTAATCAAGCAGAAATTCAATCATTCTTTGATAAATATTGTTTGAATACAGTATACCATATACATAAGGAAGTGAATCCTTATATTGTCTATGATATTTATTGTTGGATATATAATAGTCATCAACCAATTTATTTAGGCTTTTCTGTTTATTATGGTGCGTGTCCATCTGGTCGCTGTGATTCTTGTAATGTGAAAATTCATATGGCAGATAACCCAGATTCTTTAGTAGATGAATTGTATTGGATTAATGATTTAACAAAACGTAATTTAATTAGTCATCTACAAATGGGTAACACTCACTGACCTTCTACTTAGTTACAATAAGTCTCGTTGCTGCAGTTGATTGAAGTCACTGTCTCAATACTAAAACAAGACTAGTACCGAATCCAAATCCACAAATAAATCCTACCCAAAACCCGTCATTGTAAATCTTGTTTACAATTATATCAGAAATCATTTTTACAAATAATATGTGCACAGCTTTAGCCTAAGTCGGTTTATTCGGTTCATTTACTGCAGTATAAACTACCCAGTTTTCCCACAATTCTCTGCATAGTGGACAATTCTTCTCTAATGTAGCAAATGTAGCAATTAGTTCATCCGCTGAAAAACAATTCTTACACTTACTACATTCGCAAAATGTATCGCCATTTTCTATCTGAGAATACTTGATTGGGCAAAATGCCTTGTCTGGATTTATGCTTTTAGATGCTGTTGTCCACAGACCATCCGATAACCTAATTTTAGTATTTCCACCATATCTTAAGTGTGCAGAGCCATGAACTATAATTAAACAATTTGAAGCCACATCATGAATGCAGATCTCCGTTTGTGGTGTTGAATATTGTATCTTCAAATGTATCTTGCTAATCCTACCAAGATTTGGAGCACCTATATAAGATTCTATACTTCTGTCTTGCCAATTAGCATTTCGCTTAAAGGGAATAAAAAGGAGACCTTCACCAATGTATCTCCCCATAAGTTTCAAGTCTATGTTATCATAGTCATATCGCATTTCATCGTCGAAAAATAATGTTAGACGTTGTATTTCGCTAACTGCGGTTTCCAGTATAAAACCCTTACTAATGAAAGAAAATTCTAAATCGATATTTACCATCTTTCTTTCCCCAAAACTGAGAGCACTTTTCTGTATATTTTGAATATACTCAGCGTGCAAATTAGATAATAATTCTGCGCGTTTATCAACATCTAAATAAGTGATTTCCCCAATTAATTCGACAGATTCAATCCCATTTGCATCTATAAGTTCTAAATCAAAAGAGATTTCCATTTGTATTCCACCTATTTTAATTTCGTCTATAAAGGGAGAAAAATCTATTTTCAGTAAATATGCTCCAAGTTCCACATATTCTACTATCATCAGTTTTCTTAGAATTGGCATTGATATTGTAAAAATAATGATACCCCCAATAATTAGTTGCAAAGATTTAATTTTGTCTACTATTTCAAGTATATCATCCTCAGGATTTATTCGCACTTTATATCCTATAGTATTGAATAGATCGCCATTTGTATTGTTATTGTTGGGAATAATAGTCTTAATATTTATTAGTTCACCAAAAGCATGTCTTGTAGATCCCAATGAGATATATTTAAATACTTTGTTTTCTATATTTTCACGCGCCTTGGCTCTAAGTTGTACAAATGCCATTGATAATTCATAACACTCGATTGTTTAACTGGAACACAGCGGCACTGACACCAGCCACTTATATTGAATATCGCTATCACTTTCATGCCAGTATACATTTCCAGGAGATACAGTAGCGCCTGGAAATAGCTCTTGCAGATGTTTGTGAACCATCTGCAAGTGCTTATCATCGCGAAAAAAGTCTTCAAATAATTGACCCATATTATTATATATTTTTGCTGGTTTTTCGCGCAGCGCAAGCAGATTATGGTAATGTTGTATTTCCTTTTTTGTTCGGCGAAAATCAATAACATAATCTGTCCATACTAAAGTACCTGCCCAATCCCACAGAGGAGTTAAACTTATACTAAAGTATTCTAAAAATACCTTATTGCAATTAGTCACAGTTTCATTATCAATACGTCTACGAATAATATTTTCAATAACATTATCATTTATCTGTCGTGAAATTATATCTTTAATTATTGCTTCATACTCAAACTCCATCTTTGCGTTATGCGCTGCGTAGGCTTCTTGAATTAATGCAGTGAAGTTCATCCTACAGAGGGTCATTGTCATCTACGGCTGCAGTCATATTTATAAGTCATCAATGCCCGCAGTATGACCACCCCGTAGACGCCGCCCTTTACTTCCGCCATGCTCCAATAGATAAGGATCTATTTTCATTTTACTTGGATCAGTCTCTTCTTCATCTTCATCTGGCAAAGGACGTGGATCAATTTGATCAAAACGATTGGGATCACGCATAATCCACGCTGGCAGAATCTGGAGAACTTCCAGTCGCCATCCGGCACATGATTGTTCCCAATCACAGATTTCATCGCCAAATACACGTGATAACAGAGATTGCCATCCTTCTATTGTGAGTGTCTGTCCCAACCATTCTTGCCAAATAATTTCCTCTTCAGAATGCCATCCTGTAGGCCACTTCATTGTGCCATAAGGACCACAGATTTTTAACGCCGCATGGAACTGCCGCAGATAAATATAGTATAATATCTGTTTAATGATCTTTTCCTGCGGTTTCCCAAACTGCAATCCCAATCGTTCTATCCACTCTGCTGCTAACTTCACTAACATACGAATACTTTCAACCTGGTCTGATGGAAATGTCAAGTACATTTGTACTGCCAGAGATCGCTTTATTTATCTTTGGGTTTGGTCTCTTTAGCCGAAGAAGTGCGACTCTTATGAATTACTTCAACTTCACGCACATCTCTGTGGGATTGTAGCCATTCAAGTAATTCGACCGACTTGGCAGCGGGCAAACCTGATTTCTGACACCATGCAGGCACTTCACGTTCCAAATATCCCCATGTTAAATCGCCTCCCCGACGTTGGTTTCGCACTGTCAGCGTTGCTCCTGAAATCTGAATAGTAGATGCATGGAGACCCAGCTTATGAATCAGAGCAATGGCCTCTGATTCGTGTTTTGTTCGTAGTTCCCGGGCATTGGATGCCTGTTTATTGAGTGTTTCAATCAAATTATCCATGTGCACCCATGAACGCACAGCTGATGTTAGTTTTGCGCGATCCTCCATCTCTACACAGATCTACCATAAGTCGCACAATGAATAGCCGCACCTGAGCCCGATCGAAGCACCAGCACCAATGTAATAACAGTGCATATGACCATGATCAGAAAGAGGACCGCTACACCCAGTACCCATGGAAAAATCGTGTTCAGAATATGACGGACAACCGGATCAATTAATTTCTGCATAGACAGCTGTATTGATGGCTTGCTCTCAACGGCATCTGCACAACGCGCGGCTATTTCAGCTCCCAGCTCTTGTAATGCGGCACGCGATACCCGCTCGCGCTCCCGCTCCTTCTCTCCTGGTAGCGTCATTTTATACCGTTGCTGGCGTTAAGCGATTCTGCTTTTTGACGCAACCAGCATCAGAATGCTGAGTAGTCCCAAGAAGCAGAAGGATGGCTCTTATCTACTTGCAACGACAAACACTGCTGTTATTGCACCTGAAATCCGATGGGCGCAGGGCACGTGGCAGCCCACAAAAGAATGGATTATCTGGGCAGATGCAAAACGTCAGGAAATTTTGGGCGAATTTCTGAATCATCCCAAATGGTTCTCACGTCCACCCCGGCGTGATACATTGGAGGGGCTTTTTGCACCATGGGGTGGACAACGAATGTCCGGTGATCTCTTTGTTCAACTGGATAGTGCACCGCCACTACCTGAAAAGGGAGAAAGTGGGACCGCTGTCTGGTCTCTGCAGGGTATTCGCATGACCTCTACAAGTATTACCCCGGTTTGGCAAATAGAATCATCTGAGAGTGATCCGGCTGATGAGCAGATTTCATTGTTTGGCGATGATGGCGACGGTGACGGTGATACAGTAGAAGCAACAGAACCAGATACGCGCGAAATACAACTTGATGATATTGCTCCCGCTGCCACACAGGCTGAGGCACCAAAAACTATTCTGCGTAGTCGCGAATGGGAAGGACGCAAATTTCTGGCCAAAGAGCGTGTGCGGGAAACCCGGCTAAAAGCTCAGATAGCGGATCGTGTTGCCCGCCGTGAAGAAGAACGTTTCTATCAACAATTCGGCGAATTAGATGAAAATGAATCCAGTTTCAGCGAATATGATCTGAGCGATGTTGAATCTGATATATCGGCTGCAGAGAGTAATTGAGCGCTGAAACTTTTTCATTCGCCATTTCAGAAATGTTTGACCAGAACCTCATAATCGGCCTGGTAGTATTGGCAGCTGTAGTTCTTGTAGTGTATGCATTCGCCCCCCGGCTACGCTCTATGATGTCAGGTACAGAGGGTTTCCAAACTAAGTCTGGTATGGATAACAAAGTATCACCATTTGTGGGTGGAAGCAAAAATAATGAAGAGACTGCAGGTGGGATAGCTGAAGTAAATAAACATGTTGCACCTTTTGCCAATAAGTCCGAGAAATCTTCCGATTATGCTAGATTTGATTCAGATGAGACACTTGCCGCTGTACCGATGCAGGGTGCCGCCAGACCCCAGGGTTGCTATCCCCGTGAACAGCTGAATCCGGCTGAGCTACTACCTAAGGATATGAATTCTCAGTGGGCACAGACTAATCCTACCGGCACTGGTGATATCCAGGGCAAGAACTTTCTATCTGCCGGCGCGTTAATCGGTATTGACACAGTTGGTCAGAGTCTGCGCAATGCAAATCTGCAACTGCGTGCTGAGCCGCCTAACCCCCAGACATTCCCTGGCCCGTTCAACATTCCCACAATCCAACCCGATCTCCAGCGCCGCCCGCTGGAATAAATAGATTTAATATAATATGATCAAACGATTCTATTACAGCTTTTCTGTTAAAGGCAATAAATTTGTAATTGACAGTACAGCATATCCTATTATTAATGTTGCTTCTCATCTTAATCAGATCCAACTCTGTTCATCGGTAATCACTAACAAGCCCATAATTATTGATTTTCCTACAAAAGATGCAGCACGTATTCATTATGACTGCAACTTAACTGCTAAATATCCACCACAGACTCAGAACTATTACCACGACGATATGCCCAGTCCAGATCCTCTTGCCCAGGCACTACTCAATGATCTAATTTAGCAGAAGCCGTTAAGGAATGTCACAACTGAGCCCATATGCACTAATTGCCGCCGTGTTAGGCGCCGGTGCCGCTGCAATGGCTTATAAGCAAGGCAGTACTGACATGGCATCTATAAAATCTAATGTCGACGGACAGCGATACATTGTCCGAAATCTTCCTGATAAACAAGATGCAGCCGATCGTCTTGCGCGATGTCGCGGCAAGCTTCTGCGTCTGATTCGTGAACTGCACACATCAGAACCATCACGACCTTTTGTAAAGCAGCTGGTGGAGAACTTCGACTGTGACGCATCACGATTCAGTGAATCCGCTCCCGATGCCGCCTATACATCTTACAGTGTTAACAAAGGCGAAAAAGTATTCATGTGTCTCCGCCAGCGCAATGATTCAGAGGAATTGGTGGATGAAAATATAATTACGTTTGTGGCATTACACGAAATGAGCCACATAGGAACTGTAGATATTGGTCATACGCCGACTTTTTGGAACAATTTTGGTTGGCTTCTAAAGAAAGCAGAGGCACTGGGAATATATCAATTTACAGATTTTGCAGCACATCCCGTAGAGTACTGTGGTATGCGAATTACAGACCAGCCCACCTATGATCCCGCGAAAGACAAGAGCTCATAAAATTAACGAAAGCCGTTAGATGAGCATCACCAGTGTGCCTCCATTAGAATCACTGGCGTGGACCAATATCCAGGTTGAACTTATCAGCCCAGATGCTCCGGTTGAAACACTATCAATTGCGGATTGTTATCCATTTACATCCGTCAACGATTTCAAGCGGCAGTTATGGATGGCTAAAAAAGGCAGTCATCTATGGGCGCCAGAGAATGTCTATCTTACAACAGCCGACGATGGCAGATCAATAGAATTCTACTGGCCATTTGGCATACTACCAGACCCCGTTGTCAATCGCATCCCACGGGAAGAAGTTACCGATGCTCTGGGCAATCGCAAACCGATCAGTGCTACAATGGTCGGCGGCATTACTCTGGAGGCTGCTATAGGAAGTACACCCCGCCTGCTGCGTGCTGTCTGTCTTGCTGCACTCCAGCCCACTACAGATGAGCCACCCACTGCACAGGAATTTGTTGGATTTTACCAGGTGTATTTTCCATGGCTGAGCAGCACAGAACAGATCCGCGCTGCTGCAGGAGCAACAGCATCTAAGGCCCAGCGGGATGCCTATGCTGCCGCTGTGCTATATACAGAAGACCGCCTGGGTCGCATCAGCGTTATCCAAAGAGCACTGGCTGCACGACTAGGTGGAATACGACCTCTGCAAATGACTACGGTTGTGCAGATGCGCTGGTATTTGAATAAACCGGCAGTCAAACCGTCTTCTCTGGAAGAAGTCTTTTATAGCATGCCGACTTCCAGTGATTTACCTTTTCTACGTTATCATCCTGTGCAGGGATCGCCTATTTTAAAGTTAGCAATTAATCCAGACGGCTCACAAATAATCAAAGATTTCAGTACTGTTGCAACATGGTTGGCCACACCGGTGCCAAAGGCGCAATCAGCATTAATTGTAGGTCGCATTCCTATTAAAACGGCTTCTTCTGCATCTGCATTTGTGTTATATATGTTTGCCGACGGTTCAGTTGATATCACCCTAGAAGTAGGCATAAAGGGACAAGTCTGGCCAGCGTCGGTCGCAGTAGATGCACAGCGTACTCTGCAGACAGTTCTACAGGGTGTTGGATTTAGTTTGGCATCTCAAGCACAGCTCCGTGATCTGCAAGCGACTTATCGTTGGCTACATCCCGCCGGTCAAAAGGCAACACCGTTAACTCCGGCGCGTTTACAGAAACGGATTGAGGCATTGTCTCCATTTTTTGATCCATCGGCTGTAATTACAGCAGCGGGAACTCTGGGCACATATCGTTGGCGCGCCGTAAGTAATTATGAATCAGAATCGGCTCAGTTCACATGGCTTACACAGACTGTGCTGATGGCGGATGCAGGCGGGCAACAGATTTTAGAGGAGGGTGCCGCGGGTTTGAATCAATTAGCAACAGGATTTGCCAAACAATTCGGTGTTTCTCCAGAGGCAGCGTTGAGTGTAATAAATTCGTGGATGGAACGGCGTGCAGAGGCCGTAGCTCCTGCAGCTACATTAGATGCTGGTTCAGAGGCCGTGCCCCGCCATAATACGGGAACACTGGTTACAATAGGCGGAACACATCCTGAATATACTATTAGTGTCCAGGAAGTAGAATCCTATACTGATTTACAACGTATTCTGTCAGTGGTTTCAGTTGCTCTGGGTGCTCCCAGTGCAGATTTAGCACCTCCTCCCACTGCAGTCATGGCTGCTGTTCAATCTGTCGTTGCGGTTGCAGATACTGTATTAGAAGATGCTGTAGTTGCTGATGCCGCTGCTGCTGCCGCCGCTGCCGTTACTGAAGCCAGTGCAGAAGCTCCTGTAATGGAAGATGTTGATCCAGATATGGCAGCATTGTTGGGTGATTTAGGTTTTGGACTGGATACTGTTCCAGCAGAAGAATTGGTTGAAGAGACCTTACCCACGTTGACTGTAACTAATTTACCGGCTGGGCTCCCCCCCCCCTCCCCCGCCCCCCCCCCCGCGGGGGGGCCCCGCCCCCCCCCCCCTCTCCCGGGCCTCCCGGGCCTGTTGTGGCCGCCGCCCTGCCTGATTTAGAGGCAGCTGTCGCTGAAGTTGAAGAAGAGTGTGCCGGTACACGCTGGCGCGCCGGTGAGCCTGCTATCAAAATACCAGCGGACTATTACATGGCCCGTCTGAAAAAGGCAGATATGCGACTATTTGGTTATTCCAGTAAAGCGGGAGGTAAAACAAAAGGCTACAGTAAATCCTGTCAGAGACAAGACGACCGCCAGCCAAATATAATGACATTGCACGAATATGCCCGTGTTAAGCGCTGCTATGCTGATAAAGTCCGCTTTATCGATCTACCACCGCGCAAACCATCGGATCTTCCTAAAATAACTAAGCGTCCATCCACATATGGCGATGAATTCTGGCTAACCGATCCAGATACAGGCAAGCCTATGTGGACTATTTATGGCTATGAATCAAAAACAACACCTGGTGAATTTCGTTTTCTAATGTGTTCAGAACTCTGGTGTGAACGTGATAATCTGCCATTACTACGTGCAGAATTTGCCGGCACAGTAGGTCGTGGATTTAGTAAACCCGCCAATACCTGTCCTTTCTGCGGTGGTTCTACAATAACTGTGCTGGAGTCACCTGAACCAGGTCAATCGGTTATTGTTCGTCATCCCAAAGAGGCTACTGGTAAACTACATCAGTTTATCGGCACGATTATGCGTTCCAATAAACATCCCGAAGGATTTCCACTGCCATGCTGTGACACAACTCCGCGTCTGCTGAAGAAGTATCTGGATGCACAGATGAAAGGCCGACTGGTGTATGGCAAAGACCTGGGCGAAGATGAAGAAGAGGTAACTGCGGAGGAAACCGTTGCCGCCGCTGCAGTTATAGAACCTGATGTACCCAGCGGTTCGCAGACATATCAATTTGTTTTATCATCCATGGAGACGCAATATCTGTTGGCCCCCGATAAGCTACTGGAACCGCGGCGCATTGGAATGTTACCTCCTTTTTTGGACAAATTCTTTGGACAATCTTCAGCACTTGCGACTGTGACGAAAGGTATTAGACGCACTTTTGCAGAAGGTGTGCAGATATTTGTGGGTCTGGGTACTCCCTACAGTGCTACGCAGCGTGGAAGCAATCTTTTCAATGCTCTTGCTCCGCTCATGTCATTGGAGTCTGCAGCCGAAGTTCGTCGTGAATTTTCTGCACCTAAAATCGACCCCACTGCTCCATCGGGCAGTTCATTGTGGCCGCTTATAAGAGCCTTTGAATCCGCCAATTATGGTACGCTGCTGTTAGAATGGGCTGCCAATTCACGTGTGACAGAATCAGCAGTTGAATCTCTGATTGCCGGTGCAGCCGGTGCAGCGGGTGCAGTCGCTAGCAGAGCGCATCTGGTTCGTCTGTATAGAGCCTGGCTGGCATTTCTTCAATACATCAACAATGATGCTGTACCCAAACAGCTGCGTCATTTGGAACACATGTTAGCTGCACCAGGTGTAGTGCTGCCCCGTGGACTTCTGCTTATCGTTCTTGAACCCGATGCAGAAGTTGAAGGCAATGTCAAAGTCGTCTGTCCTTCATTTGGCATTCCTGCGGCAAGTATCTATCGGGATGTACCTATTGGATTTCTGTGGCATGATACACGCGACGACCGCTGGACACCCCTGGTTCTATATAAAAACACATCTCAAGCGCAGATTCTTTTTGGAGATCGCGGCCCCGAACTCAGAGGGCTGACACCTCCATTAGCACGCGCCATTGGTGGATGGATTCAACAATGGCGGCGCAGCTGCATACGCCCAGCGCCACCACCGCATGTTTGGACACCAGATCGTGATACAACTCCTCTACCACGTCTATCCCAATTGGTTGCGACATCTGAACCGCCTTCACGAATTGTCCGTGATCGCAGCAATAGATTAGCCGGTGTTTTATACGGACAGATATTTGTTCCTTGTCTGGATGACGGCGCGCTTGCTACAACAACACAGCGTGTCTATGATGTTGATGGATGGACACCGGCTCCACTGCAACCCACATTGACTGCTTATGCCACGTTTTCAGAACGCATGCCCGCTCTTAAACCAGAGGCTATCCTTACACGCTCCGATGCACCGTTGACAGCAATAGGCCTGCGTTTAGCAATAGGTACACGAATTCCCATCGGTGCAACACCGCTACCAGAAGCTGCCGCACCGCTACCGATAGAGAGCGTAGATGCTTTTGTATGGGAACGCGATGCATTGATTCTTGGCAGCCCTGATGTTACATCTGTAATTGGTGCAGAGTCAGGAAGCGGTACCGAAGCAGCCGGTGTAGAGGAACAGTTAGCAGAAGCTTATCAGCATTTACGTCTCTCATTTGGAAGATGGATAAATACAACAGAAGGTGCTCCTACAAAAGAGGCAGTTCTAAGAATTATGAATCGGCGATTTCCATTTCCATTATATGAGCGCCGCAAACGTATGGATATTCTATTGGAGCCGATCCTCACAGAATGGATAGCTGCAGAATCTACTGATGCACGTCGTCAGTTACCGGTGTTGCGTGTGGATTGTATTGCTATACACGATAATGAAGCGGCCTGTGCTGCCGCGGGAGCATGCCGTGTAAGTGGTGGTCGGTGTATGATACACGCTCCCATAAAACCAGGAGCGGGTGTGTCGCCTGTACGAATCTTCACTGCACGTCTAACGGATGAACTATTGCGGTATGCAGAGGGCAGTCGTCAAATATTAGACGGTACAGTATCAGCCATCAAAGCACCACGCGGGATTGTACGAATCGGCGACGCCATGTACGTGACATACGGAGTGAAAGAATCACCGCAGAGTGTTTTACAGCGTTTGGGATTTGCAGGAGAAGTGCCAGATGCATTTCCTGAAGAGCTGTTGCGCTTTGATGGACTTGAAGAGGAAGACGTTGCCGTTGCGACTGCCGCTGCTGCTACGACTGCCGCTGCCGTTGCTGCAGAAGAGGAGGCACTCCCTACATCCTGGATAGAGCGCAAGTTCGAAGTGGCTAATCCACCAACATCTGTGCCAGCCGACGAAGCGCGCAGATTAGCCTTTTCAGCTGCAACCGGTTATTCAGGAGAAGATATTCTACGCGGACTACGTGCATGGCGTACAAAACGCGAAATTTCGGCTCCAGACCGTCCATTTCAGTGGAGTCTGCAGGATTTTTGGGTTTTATCACGTATTTTTTCGACTAACATTGTATTTGCACGACAACTGGGCGATGGTAGAATAAAAATAGATGCCTGGATCATACCAGAAAGCAAGGCCGATGCAGAAAAACGCGACAAAGCCTCACAGTATTTTGCCGTAATTTGGGGCCCACGACAGCTGACCATGTTCAAAACAACACGGACAGGTAAAACTAACTGGCGATTCCGCATCAGCGAATTTCCATCTGAATTTATTATGGCATTAGATGCAGCTGCACCAACGGACGAAGAGGATGTTATAGCGATGACTGAATCACTAGACTGATAGATTAAATACAGAATTCATATCAAAATAATTGCCGCTGGAGAGTTGTGGAGTTTGGCTGTATCTGCGTGATAGCAAGAATTGACGAACATCCCATAATAGATGCTTTATTTTAATTGCTGCGCCGTATTTTTTCCATGTTTCACACAAAGCCCACGTAAGTGCTCCACAAGGTCGTCCTGTATTATCTGCAGTATCTTCGGCGGTCTGCTGATCAGAACAACCACTTAGAAAAAAAACTGTACCAGGTAGCTTACTATACTTGGTATTTTCAGCGTATGTAATTCTATCTGCACCTGCGGGTTGCCATAAATATCTGAGATCAACAGCTGTCCCTGAGTGGCAGGAATCTAATACAATAAAACACTTGCTGCCGGCGGGAACTTTGGCCGCCAGCAAGCTGCGCAGTTCATCATCTGTTATAATTTCTAATTCTTGATTATTGTATGGATAAATACAATCATCATAACCCGATACTTCATCGCCATTTGTATCACGTATCTGGCCACCGTGACCACTATAATGAAAATAAATATTCTCACCTGGTTTGAGATCTTTTACTAAATTATTGATCGCGGTTAAAATATTGCTGCGTGTGGGCTTGATTGCAGTATTATCGTTTATTACTGTTATATTTTTACACGTAGGAAAAAATCTATTTAGTATATTCTGGACAGTAATAACATCATTAATACAACCTTCCAGTTGATAAGGAGTATTATAGTAATTTATGCCAATTAAGAGAACACGGGATAATCTGCTGGGGCCTGCTTGTGGCGTGACTTGTAATGTGGCTTGTGGCGTGGCCGGTGGTTTGAATTGTGGTTTGAATTGTGGTGGAAATCGTGGAATACCCCAGCGTACAGAAGATGACCTGCTGTGCATTATATTAGCTACTAATATTTTTCATAATGTGACTTCATAATGTGACTTCATAATGTGACTTCATAATGTGACTTCATAATGTGACTTCATAATGTTGCTTAGAGAAATATAACAGCCTGACCATTGTCTGCCTGTACAGCCCGCAGCCGCGCTGCCATCATACCATCAACTTCATCGTCTAACATATTCAGACGGAGCACGCGCCAACTCTGATTTAATGGATGTAGAATCACTAATGCAAGTTCAGAGACAGTAAAACCGTAATTGCGTTGAAGAATCCATCGATAAACATTTAGCTGTAGTGAATAATGCCAATAATTTGTATCAGGTAAATGATCAACGGGCCCCTTGCCCTGTTGCCATCGGTTTTCTGTTTTAATATCTTCAACACGTTTCCAGTCATAAATCGCCAGTGTTCCATCCGATTTCATGTACACCATATCAATTGAGCCAGCAATGCGATGTTCAGTGTCGAATACCAGCCACTCTGTACGAAACGGCTGGAAGACATGGCCGTGGCGCTGCTGATATTCCAAGAAATATCGCCACTCTGCTCCTCCTGCTGGTTCCCAATTATCGGCTGAAATCATTGCTTTGCATCCAGTTTCGCAATCTACAGGTCTAGTGTCCTGCGTCCAAGCTGCAGGCAGTGCATTGTAAAAATGTTCGATATCTAAATGCATGCGTGTACCGGCTTCTGATGATGCTTTGCCTTTATCAGACCACTGTTTCTTGATTTGTTCTGCAGTCATGCCGAAATATTTACTTTCGGGCCAACGCGATGATGACATCATTTTGGCAATGGTTGCATCAGCGTCAAATTCACCAAAGAAATGATGAAGAAATGTTGTACAGCTGAGCCAACCCGCACTTACACCATCAATGGTGTATGTGTGTGTTTCTTCCTCAAACTGAATCCGTTCATCACGAATATGTTTATTTACAACTGCCAAACGTTGCCAAGGTAATGCACCGTCACTTATACTTTGAGGCATATCTGAGTGACAGCTCAAATCAGCTGCTGTAAGTCAATTTTAGTGATGACGTCCACCGGCACCGCCGCCTGCACCGCCACCCGCGCCTCCATGATGTCCACCACCACCGCCAGGTCGCCAACTGTGTCCGCCACTGCCACCACCTCCGCCGCCGTGTCGTCGCCATCCATGACCACCGTCTGCATGTCGCCGCCAGTGACTACGATAGCCTCCTCCGTAATAACCGGGACCGCCTCCGCCACCATACCACCAAGGACCATACCATGGCCCCCACCATCCTCCATATACGACTTCAATTGGCTGTTCATATTCAACACGCTGTTGTATAACAGCTGCCTGTTGACCCGCACTCCAGAGAATGAACGCAGCCACAACTACAGCTAAAATAATTATTGTAACAGCTGCCCACATCTAATATTTCAGCGGTAAAATATTTCTATTGGGCTGGCATTCGTTGTAAAGAGCCAAAGCAGATGCGCAAAGGAAAGAGGCAGCTGAAACAGAACTTACCAGTGCTAAAAAATCACCGCGTATGAGACGGGCGCATTGCACTCCTAAATTCAGTACACCCAGACAAAAAATTACTGTGTTTATGCACCGATTCATTAACAAAATAAATCACTGTTTTTTTAGACGGCTTGTTACGCAGCAAGTTCCATTAGCCACTTACCTACTTTGTTATCACCTCCAACCACTGTACCATCGGCTAACACACCTACTCCTAATTCAGATGGCTCAGTGCCATTTGCAAATAGAATTTCTCCTCCACGTGCTTTGATCATCTGTAGAATTTCACGGAATCTTGCATCTTTATCGTATCTTTGGCGGAAATATCCCCGATACACTTCGGCTTTTGTGGTGTCCCATGCTTCCTGTGACCATGTAGCCTTGTAGGCTTTGATTTTCGCTTTGCCAGATGCAACGCGAATGGCAGATACTTCATCGTCCATGAGTTTAGCCATAATCTCAGCAGATCCTCCCTTAGCACGCTCTCTGGCGAACTTCTGATGTATTGCGCCTTCTACGCGGAATAGTTGCGGACCTAATTCTGGCTTGTCTGTTGCTTTTTGGAATTTAGCTGACGCCAGCGCCGCTTCGACAGAAGGATATGAAATACCTGGATTTGTTATATCTGTAAGTTCAATCAGCTGTCCAGGTGTAAGATAACGCGGCCAGTCAGCAAATTCTGCACCTAGGCGTAGATTTGGCTCCTTCGAAGTTGCATTAATGACAAATGGAGGCTCAGGTGGAACTGCTGCTGCTGCTGCAGAGGCTGTGGCAGTGGCAGAGGCAGTGGCAGTGGCAGTGGCAGTGGCAGTCTCCTCTGGAATAGCAGATAGAGCAGGTGCAGAAGGAGGTGCAGGCAAAGGCAAAGGCAAAGGCAAAGCCTCCGGTTCACGGGTTGCAGTTCTTTGCACAGTCAAAGCCGCCGGCGCAGCAACAACTTCCAAAGGAGCCGCAGGTCGGCGATCTGAACGCCGCCTCATAATCCACCATCGGTGCATGAAAGACAAACGTCTCACTGCATCTGTCATACCATAATTCTCACCTGCAGCTGCTGCAGCATCCCATGCACCACTAAACAGACCAGTCGAAGCTCCGCCTGGCAACTCCATCGCGGTCACTTCATCGGCTGTGAGTAGCTCCAAACCGCATTCCGCCAGTCTGGCCTGGAAATATGGCCACGATACCAGATACTCCTGATGCGACCAACCCGCAGCTGTGAAATCTAAATCAAATGCCAATCCCAAACCCGCCTCTGATGGAGGTACGATTGAACCAATCGCTGTTCCGTATCGTCGTGTCATTGTCCATATTTCAGCTGGACCATCTGCTCCTACCACGCTACCCGCACTTGTCTGTAGATTTCTGGCAATCACATCGCCATCCAGACAACAACCAACAAAGTAGCCGCCCACCTTTATCAGATCCGCCAGATTTGTAAGAAATCCCGCCAATGTATTACTATCACGAAACATGCCATGAACTCCAAACATGCAGGACACACAATCAAATGGCTCCGTCGCAGGTGGCAGCACTGCGCGAAGCACTTCTGTATCTTCCGGCGTTGCTCCTGCATCTGCAGAGGGTCCGCATAGTCGTCGCGCTGCATCCGCCACTGCAAAGTGAATTGGAGGTACACGATCCCGCCCACCCATACGAATAATTTTGCTCATCAGCCGTGAATAGGCACCATCTGAGGGATCATTAATTGCAGCAGAAAGCACATCGCATCCGAATGCCCGATTAACTCCAGCACTTATCCACATGTGTAAATCATTACCGTTGCCACATGCTAAATCAGCAATAGACTTGCTACCTGAAGAAAGAGGACGCAATAGCATCCGACGTTTGATCCAATCATCGTGGAAATTTGTCATACACTGGACACGCATGAGATCACGACCCGGTCCGCGCCGTAGCACACCTCCTGCTGCTGCTACTGGTCCCGCAGGACAGTACTCCACTTTACCAGTCCGAACTGCTTCTTCTGTAACCGGATTATGAATACTCTTCCAAATCGATGCAGCGACCCAATCAGCATTCATAGTTCCACTACGCCGACCCGCCAACCAGCGTTCGGTCTTATCGTGCCGCACCCGCTGTGGCACCCAGCGCCATCCAGGTGCACGGTCAGCATGATAAGCCATCTCCACAATCATGTCGCTTTGAATGACATCACCGTTAGCAGCTCTAATTAGATCACCGTCAGAATCCATACCGCCCTCACCAATGGCGACATAGCAGACAGACGCCATGGGATCACGGGGATCTGTGGGCCGAAATTCGACTTCGCGCCATTCTCCATCATCAGAGGCCATAGCTGTCGGCAGCTCTTCACCAGACACTACGGCACGACGGGGGTCCTGAAACGCTGCTGCCTTGTTTGAACCTACAAATAGACGTAATGTCTTGAATCGGACGGTTTGGCCGGCATCTTCGCGATATTTATTGCCAACTGCATCCAGTGCCGACGGCTTGCCATTCTCCACTGCTCTCTCTGCAATTACCAGAAAGTCGATCGTATTATCTTTGGCAGGTTTCCACTTAAGCTGTTCGGCCCATGTTCCCGTACCCAGCGGAAGACGGGCAGCATTGGGTGTGAAAATCAAACCATCCGTGTTATACGGTGCAGATTTGGCATCCTCTAATACTGCAGCCGCAGCTTCGCGCAATACAGCGATACCTTCCGCTACACGAAAACTCTTGACACCGAACTGTATATTTTGACTGGCCGGTATGCTCTTAACTGTTTGTGTTGCTGCCGCTAATGCAGCAACGGCAACAGCCATGCGATTCTGCCGGGTGGCTGCCGCTGCAGCTGATCCCAACAGTGCTCCTACGATGGCGAATGGCATTGTCGTTACATCAGTATTTCCACCTGCATCGGCTAAGATATCAAATGCATAGAAATGCGAAACCGTTTTGCCCAATTTATCGCTGCGTATCCATTCACCGTCTATGACAACACCTGCCATAGACTTATCCGCAACTTCTTTGCCAGTTGCATATACACGACCGCCGCCATCTACTAAGAATATACGTCCATTACGTGTTACTGTTGCCAAACAACGCAGGCCATCGGCTTTATCTGTGACGTTGTATCCGCCCACCGCAGTTAGCAGATTTGCAACACCGGGCTCTGCGGGCAATACCATATTGACTCTTTCCAGCGTAGCTGGCTGCGGGCCTGGATAGCGGAACTCCTTGCGACTTGCAGCTCCCCGCCGTCCAGGAAAAATCTCTGCCAGAGAATCGCGCACAGATTCTGCACCAGTTGCCGACACCAACACAAACGAACGCTGTCGGCCTTGTAGTAACCAGCAGACACCGCGATTAACCAGATGTTTGATAACCATATCGGGTGCGATGTCCTCTCTGCGCGCTGTAATTTCCGCTTCGGCCTCATAACGTGGCGGAGCAATTGCTACACGCGACTCTTGAAATGTTCGTGCAGTTGCACCCGTGTTTTCGCGTACAATACTGACATCAAACCGCACTGGAATACCAGCCGGTGCTGAAAATTCAAATCTCTGAATGAGACGAAAGTGCTTCGCCAGAGTATCCCAGCGCCCCAACACTTCTTTCACGCGTTTGTCGTCTGCCGCAAGAGGAATCTCTCTCTTGAGTTTGGCCTTCACTGCATAACCTCCAAGCGCCACAGGAGCAGTGTCACCTACGGGCTCTTTGACCATTGCAGTAAACGGTTTGCCTTTCAGCGAATTATCCCGGCAGTATGCCTGTATGACACCGGCGCCTTCCAGAGTTATACGCAGATCATTACTCAGACAGATATTGAGTTTCGTCAGCTGCGGCGCCTCACGCATACCCAGACTCCGGAGGTGAGAAATCACATCTTGCCAACCTGTCAGATCTAAATCTACCAATGCTGCTTCCAGTTCTGCTCCCGGCGTTGTCTTCCAGACAGATGCCAGGTTCACAAGATTATCCATATCACTACGTCGTAGGTCCATCCTACTCTCTAACGGTTGTGAGTCTTTACGTTTGGTCATTTTTAACTGCCGGTGTTGCCAATATCTGCTGTAAATCGCAACCACTGTAGACGTGACCACAGCGACGACCTATTGCCTGTGGGAGTAGTTCCCGGTAAAAGTGTCTGAATCTGCTCTGTGATTGCAGCCACTGTCGTGGCTCCGATTGAAGGCGCGGATTGTGGCATAGTCCAAACGATATCAGCTGCATGCACCCGCTCAGAAAGAAGCAGTGGCTGTAAAAAACTGGGGCTAATTCCAGATGCACCGTTAGGACTCACAAGCCCGTGTCCTGTAGTGCAATTAATTCCAAAAATATTAGCCGTGCCGCCACCTGTCAAAGGAAACACAGTCATTGATTTTAGTTCGGGCCACCATAATGCAATCCGTACTCCGCGCATAATACATACATAATCTACCAATAGAGCTGCGCGTTTGAGTGCCCGTGCAGTCTCCCACGCATCGGGTGCAGCGACAGCCCCAGATGCCCTCTCACGCAAATCCTCTTCCAGATGTTTTCGTATCCATCCCCGATTCTTATGCTCCTTCCAGGCTGCATCAATGCCATGAAGTAGTGCGGCTGCTTCCTCCATTTCCATCGTGCGGCGGACAGAAGCAGTGGCCGTGCGATACATGGGATCACGAATCCACAATATAAAAGATACAATATCTCCCAACGAACATGTTGTATCTTCTATCCATCCTGCGGGTAACCATGGTACGGATACATCTGCAGGTAGAGCCACCACCGACGATGAGGCCGATTTACTGTTAGGAAGCACGGTTGCAGCAGCGGGATTTAGTCCGATTGCCTCAGAAAGTAGATTCCATGAAACAGATGCCGCCAATGAACGTTCGTGAGTTTTGCCCATACTTGTACTAATTAGGGTGGCTCTGTTTTAGACTTTGCCGAACTTGCGCCATTTCATCTTCATGTGCTTGGAGTTCTTGATTATTTCTGTTAATGAAGCTCTGGAGCTTGACGAGTTCATCAAAGACCTCTTGTGGTATTTTGGCCAGATCAAAAAATATTCCACTGCGATTTTCACTCACGACAACCTTGTTTTTTTTAAGAACTCTGGCAATCTCCAGAAAAGCCGAATGTTTCATTGTTTTCATGGAATCCAGAAATTCACTGCGGCGATAGTATTCAGCCTCTGAAATTTGTGCCATCTAAAGTCGGGTTACATCTTACAATGTTTGGTGTACCGCGCAGAGCCATGGGTTAGTAGGGGGGGATGAATTGAGATAAACAAGAAAACACATATTATTAACTCCAGGATGTCGGGTTTTTAGTTCTATTTGTACAAATGCAGGCGCGATTTGTGACTGTACATCGGTGTGCGTTTGTTGCGATGTCATACGTAAACAATCAAGTCGTAAGTCGTTTTGCACATCGGCAGCAGACATCCAGAGTTCCACGATTCTCCAATCTTTATCAGGTAGAGTTGTACATGTTATGCGTGCCAGATGTTGCTCATTTCCAGATTGGAAACTGGCGATTCCAGCCGGGTAGTTACCACCAGACACCAATGTGCGCCAGTTACCGCCTTCAGAGTTACGAAGTTTCCAACTATTAACAAAATCTTGTATGAAAAAATCAATTGACATCTGTTTCTGGGGTGGATTCTAAGCAGATTCTTCTACCGTAACAACGGCCTCTTTGGCCTCTTTGCCCTCTTGCTCTACGGTAGCAGCACTGCGTCCTTCATATGTGCCAACCGCCTGAATAAATTCATCACCCGCCTGAAATCTGCTGCGGAGTACACGCACACGAACATTTTCACCAGCGCTGAGTTGCTCAAACTCCGCATTACCCAGATGTAGATCACGTGGTACCAGAATGCGCATAGCATCCTGCACACGACCATCGCTTATTACAAGAACATAAGCACCCATTTTATTAGCTTTTAGTATCTGTCCTTCTACAATTTGATTGGTGTAAGGGGATAGACACAGGGCCCGCACTTTGCAGTAGAATATAAAGTCAGCTGTAAATCGACCGTGTTCTGCCTGACCCATGCTTCGCGCTACGATGGATGTTGACCCGGGTCGTATCCATCCATGTTGAGAACATTTGCCTTCAAACTCTTTTCGTAATTTTTTTGTGAGAAACTTATCCAGATCTTCAACAGCATCTTTGTATTCCACAGGAGATAGTGTTACACGTCGTTCTACGAAAACGGGTTTATAAAGACTCATCTGTTTGCCCCCCACAGACATTCCTTATTTCCTGTTCACCTTTTGTCTGCATGGCGTCTAACGCTTGACAGCTTTGCCTTTAAGTCCCGCAGCTGCCGCCGCTGGGGCCGTTAGAAACCAACGCCTTCCTCCAATACTTCTTTCTTCCAAAAGTCGACAGAGAAACTCCATATACAGACATAGCGGCTGATGTGTAATATCCTTCAAATGTTCTGGAATGCCGGCTTTTTGGTGAACCTTGGCAGCGGTGGCATCCCACGTACTTTCTTCATCGGGTAACATCAGAGGTGCTAATTCAGATTCTCTGGCTGCGGCCTGCAAGATTCGTACGCGCGGTTGATGTACTGACAAATTCGAAGTATTGCCACATTCGGCTCCGATTGAAGATGGCTTTATAGGAACTGTTGTATCTAATGTTTTGAAAACCAGACGTCCTTCTTTAGCGGCCATGAATCCAAAAAGCGGTCCCATGTCCGTCTTAACACTGGGTAGCTGCTTATTAAGTTCCTTTTCAATAACACTGACTATGCCTGATGAACAGGATGTAAATGGTCCAGACACATCATCGGTACGGCGACACATGTATTCTGTAAGCATAGTTTCGGGATTATATATTCTATAGCCGACGATTCTTGATGTACGGAATATATCGGATGCCAGCGTTTTTGCAATAGAAGAGTCGGTGTCTGTAGCAGCGGCTTCTTCTAATAAAGTACGCTGTTCAGGTGTTGGTAAGTGATCAAACCACCAACGCCGCGCTACGTCCTTCGTTTGGGGTATGGGTGCAAAATGTTTAAAAATCCATGGCCACATTTTGTGCAACGATGGAGATAGTGTATCGGGCGGCGCAGCACCTGTTGATACATACTTATCCCATTCTTCCCAACGCTTTATAGCACCCGTTTTTTCAAAAACAGGAGCAGCTGCTGCGCCAGCCGCCGCGCCAGCCGCGCCAGATGCAGAAGCCAGAGAAGCAACTGCAGCAGATACATCAGCAGTCGCAGAAGCTGTAGCAGGCACAGAAGGTACAGAAGGTGCAGAAGGCATTACAGCAGCGGCTTCCCCCATACGTCCCATGACAGGATCCACGACTTCTGCAAATCGTCGTCGCAGCTGCCACGCTCTGCCATAGCGCAATGCCATGGGAATCTGCGTTTGTGATCCCATCGCCTCTGGCTGGAACACTAAATATCCCGCTTTTTTAATTAAAAATCCTGACACTCCATCGGGACGCGTTAATTTGAATTTGCGACCATCAATGAGTTCAATCAGAGCTTCTGACGCAATTTCCCACGGTAAATCACTAAAAATCTCCTTTACAAGTGTCTCAGGAACCATTACAGATGATTGAAACAGTCCGCGAACAATATCTTGTTTTGCCAAAATTATACGCCGTGCATCGGCTACACCGAAAGTGCTTTCATCAAGTTCTAATCCTTCTTCAGGTGTACGCGGTGGATTGAGCGCACACTGCACTTCACAAACTGCATAATCACAGTAAGATGTATAATCCACATCATTTGGTGACCAGCCGTCGGTTTCTGGACTGTTCCGCATAATTCCCTGACCGTCTTTCTGCTGTCGCGGCGGCAAGCCTACAAAAGTAATAGCCTCCAGTTCTAAATTGCAATCCCACGCATGACGTTTCAACAGACGCTGCACTTTACCTACCGCCTGCGCTTTGCGAATCGCAATCCGATATGCATACATATCTGCCGATTCGTAGTCCAACGATCGGAGAGCATGTAAATAAATTAGGCAGTTTTGGAGAGCCAGTGGAGCAAGACCCTGACGTTTTTCTGCAGCGCGCAGAGCTGAATGCGAACAATAACGAATGCCGCGACCTATAATCTGGTCCGTTCGATTCAAATGATACCACGCATCTAACACGTGCATCTCACGTACACATTTTAGATCTAGACCCTCTGATGCCACCTGTGAACCAATTATGGCTTTTACCATTCCACCTTCAGGCCCCCATTCTGGATCATCGGGCCAATTTGCAGCAAGAGAAACGAGGCCCGCAAATCGTGGAGACAATTCATCGTCGGATGTTAGTAAAACATAGCAAGCCGGTCGGAATGGATGAGTATCATGAACTGCGTCTGCAGATTCTCCACACAATGCACATATGGGAGCCACCGTGGATACACCGGTTAATAATGGAGCTATTCTGCCATCGGCCAGACGACGTTGAAAACCAGCGCGTTCAAGTGCAATAGCCAGAGGGAGTGCTCCTGCTTTTATATATCTACTGTAAGCAAAACAGATTCCTTTTGCAGACTTTATACTTTCTACAACTTTGTAAATTTTTGGAGCATGTGCACGCAGTCCTTCACCACGGAAAACACTGTCAATCTCAAAGGGGCCAGTTGATTGAGGTCGCGGAGACATAACTCTGATGCGATTGCCTCCTGCAGCGCCGGCTGCTATTTTTGTCTCTTTGAAATAATTATCCCAACCCGCAGAGCCATACATTTCATTAGGATAAGATATATTGGCCATCTGCATACGAAGATCCAACATAACATCCGTTTTTGGCTTAGTCACTGCCTCTGCCTCTGCCTCTGATTCTGCCTCTGACTCTGCCTCTGACTCTGACTCTGCCTCTGCTGCAACCGCTGCAACCGCTGCAGCAGGTGCCCGTGCCGTTGCAGCTCTCAGAAGACGCTCAACCGGCGATCCTTCCACCGGTGTCGTAAAATAAAGCGGCAATGCATTCAGTGCTGCCACATCTTCTGGTGTTAAATCAACCTCACGCTTTGTTGCAGAAACAGAAGGCCACATAGTACCAGGCTCTGCGGGAGCATCAACCGGTTTCATTCTTAGAGGAAATGTAAATGGATTTTCACCACGCATATAACTTACATATCTCCGTGCTGCCGCCTCAATACGATGAGCAGCCGATGGTAGTACAACTCCATTCTTATCGAATAATTCATTCACACGTAATTCATCACTTTCGGATTTAGAATCATTCAGCAATAAATACGTCAGCAATAGACATATTTCGGGCGCCGCGTTGTACATTGGAGTAGCAGACATCAACACCAGACGCAATCCCTCTGTATTTAAAACAATCCGCCGCAGCCATGGATTCAACGCCTTACCAGCGCGATTCTCCGCAGCCTCCGCCGCACCTCCAACATCCTCACCAGGAGCCTCTTCACCAGCTATTTCACCCTTGTCCTCTGCAGCTAAATCCCGCAGATTATGCGCTTCATCAATTATAATAAGATGATCACTAAATAATCTCCGCAGAATCTCATTTTCAGCGGCAGTTCTGACGGCTTTATCTGTTAATCCTACTGGCAGTGATTTATCCATTGTTCGTTGAATCCAGTTCGCAAAAGCCTGATATCCTGTAACAGTGTAGCGTGATCGTATATCTTCCGCCGTCTTATATGCTATTACACGTTCATCCTGTTGATTCATGAGACCCAATCGTTCTAAATAAGAAGTACCCGTACACTGACGCGTTTTCCACTCTCCTGCCTCATTACTCCATGACAGCGCTCCCGCATTAAATACGGTCTTCTTAAAATTGTCTTTGAGTGCCTGTGGAACAAGCACAATAACCCGTTTTTGCGGCGCTGCCTCCAGAAACTGCTCTGCGATAGTGACTGCAGAACATGTCTTACCGACACCAACACCATGGAATAACAATAATCCTCTGTAAGGAGTCAAGGGATGCATAAAACGACTTACAATTCTCTGCACTGGTGTTAGTTCAAATACACGTTCTGCCGCTGTTGATGTGCACGGATCAATAGTGCCTTCAGCTACGCCACTACTGACTGCACGCGCTTCCCAGAATTCGCGTTTAGCAAATAGACGCGCAGCAAATTGCGGATCAGCAGGGTCGGGATATAGACCCGCTTCTCTTTCACGTGTCTCCATGGCTTCTGATGGCCACGCGGCAACTCCATCGGCTGTACCTACTCCCTTACGTTCGCGCGCCGTCAATTCGCCGACAATCATAGTTCGCAACTTGGGATCAACAGTACTCTGCCATGCCTCTTGTATAAGACGCGGTGTCGTCATAGAACGATACAGTGTCTTATAATCAGTAGCAGTTTCACTCATTCCTCTGCTTTGACTGTACCAAATTTCGCGGCCAGCCGTTGCGCAGCGGCTATTAATACAGCACACTTTTCTTTGTGATATGGGCGGATAATATCCAATGCAGCACTTTCAGTTAGCCACGACACGGCAGATATCTCACGCATCTGTTCCTCATTAGAAGGATCGACCCTCACATCTTGATTACTGGCCGCTTCCGCCAGCCAATATTTATGTCTATATATAAGACCATTGCTGCCCACATATTGTTCTAAAAAAGGCGATTCACCTTCTAAAACTGTGAGTGAACTGCGTGCAATGCCTGTCTCTTCTTCTGTCTCACGCAGTGCGCAGGCAATTTCAGTTTCTAATGAAGATCGCCGACCTTTAGGAAATCCCCATTCTGGTTCGGTCCAGCGTGTTTTGGCCGATTCTATGATTGTGGCCAGAGTGCCTCTGTTTTTCAGCACATCGAATTTGGCTTTTGCCTGTTCAAATTCCGCCAGATATCGTCGCGATATGGATCCATTCCACAGAGATCGCCACAGATCCGTAAAACTCCGCATCATCAGAGCTTCTCTTTCCAGCATTGTGGTCTCATTGACCAATGTGAGAATACCCGTCAGATCACGCGGCTCATATTTGCCCCTCAGAAGTTCAATGTAGCCTATACTTACACGACGGCGAACTAACAGAAACTGATGTTCCATTCCGATCCGTTTGAAGACAATCAGACCCAGAGAAGTTATCGGTTCAGTACATTCTCTAAAGAAATGTCCCGTGCGCCCACAGTTACTACATGTCGATGTCATTCAACCCCCTTAAACAAGCAATCGCGCGGCACCGTTTAGCCGTCCGCAGACAAAACACCAATTAAAAGCAAGGTATGCATCTGCCACCAGAAGTCTGGGGACCTATATTCTGGGCCACAATGCACATCGCCGCTCTGGGATATGCCGATGAGCCCACGTACGCTGAAAAACGGGCTGCGAAAGAATTCTATATGGCGCTCCAATACATGCTACCGTGCCCGGTTTGTCGCGACCATTTCAAAGACATTCTGGTTGCACTGCCTGTTGATGCCTGGTTGGATAATCGTAAGTCACTCACAGAATGGACATGGATGGCTCACAATCAAGTTAATCAACGTCTGGGCAGACAGCCCATAACAAAAGATGAATTCTTTGCACGCTATCGGGAAATGGCTGAACGCGGATTACCGATTCCGCCGGCCGCTCCTACGGCAGAATTATCGGAAGCGGCCATGACTTCAGCATGGACCCGTGGTGCTTCCACTACAGTGGTCACTCTGGTTGCTCTGGGCATCATGGGCGGATTACTGTGGAGCAGCTACGGAGGGAGTGGGAGCAGTGGGAGGCGCTGAATCAGACACTCTTCGAAAAGGCCATGCAGTATAAACCGATGCCAGTATTTCCAAAAGCATCTGACTATTCTGTTGGACTTTGCCTGTTTCAATCAAAATAACTGGATGACCCGGTATACAGAACTGCACAGATGCAAACGGATCACTATCAATACTCACCAGCCAAAAAATACGGCATAAATAGGCGTGCAATTGCTGATAGGTTAAAATCTGTGAGTCAATAGTCAGATCACCATACAAAACTTCAGTATAAATAGTCTTGACCTTATTTTCACCCATCTTTAGAATTTTGAGAGTATCGTCTGTACGCGGGTCAGGGCTTGCCACACCACTACAAGTTTTGCGAATAAAGCGCAAATAAATTGGATTACTCATCTATCTATTCATACCAGAGGTGCTTTATACCTTCTTTTCTCCGCATGTGTTAAGGGGCGAAGATGGTCAAAGTTGTGGAAGTTCATGCGGTGGCGTCAGATGCCGACTTTTCTACCAACGAAGGTAAATTCTTTGAAGTGCAGCCAGATACAACTGTTTTTAATGGCGATGTGGATGTCTGGGGCATAAATCATCCTGATGATGTTGCCAAAGGTGCTCCACGTCGCAAGCTCCTTCTGAAGTTACGCAAGGCCGTTTTTGATGCCGGCACAGTCCAGCGTGGATGGGACGCGTTTCGCATGCTTGCTATTCCATCAAGAAATCGCGGCGCTGCAGCAGGTCCTATTGATCTCAAAGGAGTCTACTGGTCACAGCGAAAACCAGTTGAAACAACGGGATGGTCTACGCGATACATGCAAGATGGAAAAATCAGCAAGATGCGTGTTAACAATGTCGTTGCCAGTGGAGTTATTGGAAACTATGAGCGAACACCATTTCTGGGACAACCTTGCCGTATGACAGGTTATACACGTAGAGGTCTACGTCAATATCTTCATGGTATACCGTTTCTTGAGGCCATCGATCAGCAATTCAAGTCACTTGTGCCGTCTGCCTGGCGCAAACAGCACTCTCTGGCATCAAAAAAACCCATGTATCAGATCGCTGATACAGCTTTTAGTACACTTACCGTGAATATGAATTTTCGCACTGCGCTTCACAAAGATGCGGGTGATTATTCTGAGGGATTCGGTAATCTCACAGTGATTGAATGGGGTAGATATCACGGTGCAGAGACACTATTTCCACGTTTCAAAGTTGGTGTTAATTTGCGAACAGGTGATTTTGTCGCGATGGATGTACATGAATGGCATTGTAATGCGCCCATCGTTGAAACGAAAGAAGACGCTGCATATAACAAGTCTCTGCCCGATATTCGCACACGCGATGCAACTACCGGTGTAGTGGGAAGTCAGGAACTCTATCAGCGCATATCTTTTGTTTGTTATTATCGTGAGAAACTTACAGAATGCATTGAAAAAGAGACGCGGGATTACTATCAGCAGATCGATTTTGATTTACGTGGTGAAATAGCCAAAGCCCGTCGTGCCTCCTTACCGGTGTTGCCTTTGCCTGATATAACGGGCACAGTCGAAGATGCAGAAAATGCGCTTAAGATTAAAGGCCGTGCCGCTCTAAAACAGCGCGAAACCAGAAAAATTAACAGAAGAAAAACCGAAAGTCTGCGTCGCAAACGTCATTTTCTTTAGCGCATAGGTTCGTAATGCCCGCCCGTCCATAAAATGGCAACTGAATTTTCCATTGAATCGTTGTACGGAAATTCAATCCAGCGTCGTTGTCTAATATCCCAGACTTTTACAGGTTTCTTCCACAAAAGTACATAACTTCGAATTTCAATTGCTCCACCCCAGGTTGATGGAGAGCGCATGCGCTGCACGTAGGTGGCTAGTGTCTGTCCTGTTTCAAATAGTATTGCGATCTCTGCAGTCAAATCTTCGTAAAGAGCTGCATTGGTGGCCAAGAACTCACAGATCTTGCGCCGAATCTCCTGAGGAGGATCAGAGCTAAATGCAGCCAGTGAATTGAAAAGACATGACATTCTATTCTTTGCAAGTAAAATTGACGCGACCATCGTCATTCGCACCGTTCGTAACTGATGACCGCCAAGACAAATATATATTGCCTTCTTTGCCAAGATAATAAATATTATGTTGGCAAAGCAACCAATATTGCAAACCGATTTCATAAACACTATACGGGTAATGGTTCTCTGTGGACCCGTCTCCATCCTCCCATTGAAATAGTTGAGATTCGCCACAATGTAAGCCCCTTTGAAGAAGATAAAATGGTCAAAGAATACATGTTAGTCTACGGAATCAATAATGTTCGTGGTGGATCCTATATTCAAACTGAACTTAATTCGTGTCAGATTTATAATCTTCAACGTGAGCTACGAACAGCCAGCGACAAGTGTTTCCAATGCGGTGGACAGCATTTCTGCCGCAATTGTAAACTAATTACTGTTGATCCTGATTTCTGGCTTGGAGTCTTTATAGTACTTGCTGTTATAATCGCAGTAATCCTGGCCAGAAATTAATGCAATACCATAGATGTGGGAAATAGAGATTTTTTTTATTGGATTAATGCTGGCCTGGATATTATATGAATTGTATGGTCGCTGGGCAACGGAATATCTGAGTGGATGGATTCGCATCATAGGTGGAATTGTTTTATTGGGTTTTCTTTACTGGCAAGCGCGAACTGCTCCCGAAGAATTCAGCGACAGTTTAGATCTAGCAAAAACTCTCCTTACTCACCAGACAAACTCTTCTAACAAAACAACGGAACGACGGAAAGTTAGTGGCCTTCTTAAGAAACGTATAGCGGCCGGCCAGCAATGGCGCTGCGGTGCATGCCAAAATCTTTTAGATGAAACATACGAAGTAGATCACCGTTTGGCATTATTCCAAGGAGGAACAAATGATCCTGATAATCTGGTTGCGCTTTGTCCCCATTGTCATCGCAAAAAAACAGTAGATGAACGACTTATTTAACCTGTTGAACCAAATCCACCTGTTCCGCGTACTGTTTCTGGCAACGATTCTACAATTCGCACTTCAGAAATTCGGCCCATGTCAGGTGCAACAATCTGAAAATATCTTTCACCAGATTCTACATCAAATGCCGGTCCAATAGAGCGTACTGGGGCCATCAATTCACCTCTGTAGGTCTTATCAATAACTCCTACTGAGTTTGCCATGAGCAACGGTGTTTTATAAATGCTTGATCGCGGCAAGAGCCAGTAGTGACACTCTTCGTTGTCTTTTAGCAGACGTGCTTTCAACCCCAGAGGGATGAGTGTTCCCTTACCGTTTGCCATTGCAACGTTCGGTACATTAGTGAGAGATCTACAATATACATCGTAGCCGGCGTTGCCATCTGCGAGTTTCTGTGTCTTGTAAGGACAATCACACATTGCTGCCCAGTTAGTTGGAACAATTTCAAGAATATAATCTGCTGACGTCATCTGAATGACCGTGTATTGGTCAGCAGAATAGCTGTCAAATTTGGCCATCTGCATCCATAAATCCCTATGCGGCATTTAAGGGATATGTCAACATTCGGCAGCAGCATCAGCGGTATCGGCGGCATCACACCGTATTTTCCATCAGAGCTATCGCCTGTCATTAAATACACAATCTATACACTTTTGTTGGGTATTATTATAATTATCACACTCTTAGTAATTGATTATTTTGTTCCATTTTTGCCCGGCAATCCCATATCAGGCCCATCTGTTTTAGCACGCTCTGGGCGAACTTTCTGGCGAAGTGCGGGTGCCGGTGAGAATCTAATTGTTCCACAGACAGATTCGCCTATTCTACTACCCGCATCCTGGTCAGCATCTTTCAATTTCACAATTAACGACAGCCGACAGACACCCGGCAAGTATCGCCATATTCTACATCGTGGCCTCAATCCATTAGCCATCTCCGCAAGTATCCCTGGACCATCGGGTCACGCAGGTTTGCAGCCATCTGATATACCCAGTTCTGCAGAATCTACTTATAAGGAAAATGGTCTGCCAGGCTTGATGTGCCCAGGAGTATTTTTAGATCCCTTCAGAAATGATATTCATATATTTATTCACACGCAGAGTACCGGTTCTCAGACACTTCTGCTGGAATCAGCCACACTTGTTGATGTACCGCTAAATCAGCCGATGAGCATGGGCCTTATTTGCAACGGAGAAGTGTTGGAAATATATATAAATTGTAAACTCTACGATACGCTTCTGTTAAAAGGTCGTCCATATGTCCCCCCAACAGCTGGCACCTGGTTTGGAAGATACGGTGTGTATCCTATTCGCGGAACAGTAGGTCCTCTAACACTCTGGAATGCTCCATTGGGTTCAAGTGATTATATTCAAGTATGTCAGACACCGTCTACTAATGTTCCTGAAATATCGATGTCTTGTCCCACTGCGACACCCACACAAATGACAGCGTAGGACTTTCCCATCGCAATTTAGGGAATGTCATTTGCTTACTTGAAAGGTTTGATACAGGAGCCATCCAGTATAACGTTTGGTGGGATTGCAAATTCACCGTATATACTTCCATTTGTAGCGGCTCTGGTCGGTATTCTGCTGATTATTCTGATTGTAATTGTAACAGTTCAGTACATGGGAAATCAGCCCCGCGCTTTTACACGTGGTCCCCTGGAATTATGGGAACCACAGTCTCCTGTCTTGATTAATCGTGATGCAATGACAAATAATACACGTGGCAGCTATACTGTTGCTTTCTATGTACGCATAGATGCCGTACCTGATCCGCGCAGCCTGAGTCCGCTGATTATTTGGCCAGGAGCCTGGCGTCTGGATTATAATTCAGCCCATCAAGAATTAGTCACTACGGCACAACTGACACCACTTAGTTCCACTGCCCCGAAACCGGAAACAACACATGTGCCTGATTTGCCCATGCAGAAATGGACACAGATTGTAATCAGTTGGGAAGGACGTACAGCAAATTTTTATCTTAATGGCGCGCTTGCCAAGTCGTGGACGCTTGCAAATGTTCCTCCATCGACCGCCGCAAGTCTGACAATAGTACCGCATAGTCTCAGAGGTCAGGTGGCATATATCCAGCTGTGGAATCGCCGCCTAACAAGCTCTGAAATCGCCGCCAACTATACATCTACATCAGATTCAAATGGTCGTCCGGATCTGGGTCCGGGATTTTTCAAACCTATAGAAGGTATCCAGCTACCTGCGTTGTTCTGTGCATCAGGAAACTGCGCAGGTGCGCCGCAACCCTCCGCGGCTGCATCCCAAACATGGGAGTTTCCATATGCCTAATGCGGAGTGTAAAAAGCCCTGTCTGTTTTAGAAGATGGACCAGGTCTCAGGATTTGTTCAGCAAAATAGTAGCATAATAAACAATGTGCTCTTTTTGGCGGTAGTTATAGGCATTCTGTATGTTATATATCAGTATCTCTATCCTGCAGCAGATCCCACATATACATCATTTCTGGATGGAGAAGCCGATGGTCGTCAGCCAGTTAAGCTCCAGGGCAAAGTACCCACAATTCACACCGGTGGTGATTTCACGTTGAGTTTCTGGATATATATTGATGACTTTAATTACCGTGCATCTCAGGCCAAACATCTATTCAGTTTACATCCTGATCCGCTGGCATCAACATCAGTGTCCCCTCTGGTCGGTGTGCTTACACCGATGACAAATGGTCTGATGGTGCGCGCTGCCACGGTGGCGAATAACACAATTCCGGCACCCGGATCAGCTCCACCTGTTCCATCATCTGCTGGCCCCGACATAACTGTCACCAGCAATCTGGAGGCACTACTCACTGGACAGACATCTACTCAAATGTATCAGTCCACGATTGATTCACCGTGTGACGTAAAAGATATTGCACTCCAGCGCTGGGTATGTATAACAATTGTAAGCAGTGGTCGCGTATTAGATGTGTATGTAGATGGCAAACTGGCGCGCAGCTGCGTACTGGACGGTGTAGTGAATGTGCCCCGCGGTGAACTCCGTCTTAGCATGTGTTCGCACGGCGGGTTTGGTGGGCGCGTAAGTTCTGTACAAATGTGGTCATCGCAGCTGACGCCCGATGTCATCTATGGTATTTATCAGCAGGGTCCTACCCAGACACGTCGTGATATCTTTACAGACATCGCCAAGCTGCTAAATCTGAATGTAACCTTTACGGGTTCATATCCGGGTCAGCCAGTGGGTTCGTCTGTGCCGACCGATCCGTTTGCGGCCTTGAAAAAGACGAATATATTTGCAGGCTTAGAGTCCGCTGCGGCCTGCGCAGAGAACTTGTATGCCCGCGCTGCGTATTGAACAAAAGCCAAGAAGCCAGCAGCCAAGAAGCCAGCAGCAGAACTATAGAAGAGAATTAGAGGATGGAGGCTGTCAAGTCTGTTTACAATTGGACATTGGGCACATCAGCAGTAGCGCAACTAATTCAAGTTGTGTTACTGTGCATTGTAGCATACACCGTTTTACAGTTGGGTTCAGGTCTCTTAGAAGCAATAGGTATCTATAGTCGCTCAACAGAAATACTATTACCCTATCTGTATGATAATTCGCAAACACAAGTCATTCGTCAGAATCCAAATGACGCCGGTGCAATTACGATATATCCATCTGTAAATGCGCCGTCGGGTCTGGAGTTTAGCTATGCCGCATGGATACTCATTAATAAATCCACATTCGGAGCGGGCAGCAATGCTCTGCGGCATATTTTCCACAAAGGCTCACAGGACTACCGGCCTCTGATGTGCCCTGGTGTCTTTGTACGCGAAAATGACAATACACTTGTTGTCTATATGAATGAAGCAGCTGCGTGGAATACTCATTGCGAAATTCCAAATATTCCGATCGGCAAATTCTTTCATTTGGCCATAATTGTTCGTAATATGTCCGTAGATATATATCTCAACGGTAATGTGGCGCATCGCTTAACACTCAGCAGTATTCCCAGACAGAATTTCGGTGATCTATATGCATTTAGCACACAATCATGCAATGATTCCGTTACAAATCCCGATGCTCCTCTGCGTGTAAACGGTTCAGCTTCTGGTCTAATTAGTCGTCTGACATACGCCGCCTATGCTCTAAATTACGAACAGATCGATAGCATGATCCGCTCTGGTCCATCCACGAAGTTACAGTCCAGTAATACCAATCTACCGCCCTATTTTGCAGACAATTGGTGGATTACCTACTATCGTCCCTCTGCCTAAATCCCCCGTCCACAATCAAGTGATATGCCCGGTGGAGGACAACTTGCACTGGTTGCCGTTGGAGCACAAAATACTGCTCTCAACGGGAATCCGGATAAAACGTTATTTTATCAAGTCATTCAGCGACATACGCATTTTGCCGCTGAAAATATCGGTATTCAGCTGGATGGCCCGAACGAACTTATGCCTGATCAGCAGATCCGACTGCGTGCCAAGATTCCCCGTCACGCCGATTTACTGACGGGACTAACATTTGTTTTTCAGTTGCCGGCGATTTACAGTAAAATCTGGATGTTGCCTCCTCCAACGGGTCAACAGGAGCCCCAGATACGCGCACCATCCTTTCGGTGGATTCATCAAATCGGCGCACATATCATTGCATCGGCGTCAATCTATATCAGTGGCACCAAGGTTCAGGAATTTCCGGGTGAATGGATCGCTGCTCGTGCAACATGCGATTACACCCCTGATGCCTATCAGAAATGGCGGAATATGGTCGGTGATGTTCCTGAACTGACAGAACCAGAATGGGGTATTTACGGCCGATCTACTAATTATCCTTATGCTGCTGGTATTTATCCGCATAATGTCTGGGATCCCAGTGGTGCAAATTTCGCGACAGCACCGTCAATTCCTGCCCGTGAAATCCGTGTTCCTCTACCTTTTTGGTTTACAGAGACGCTGGGACATGCTCTGCCACTGGTCTCATTGCAATTACATGAAGTTGAGGTTCAGCTAACGTTGAGATCGCTCCACGAATTGTATCGTATTAATGATCCCATATTTAATGCCGATCCGTGTCGTCCAGGGCAGAGATTAATTCCGAATCCCGCATGGCCCACGTCAAACGAACCCACTGCTGTCCCACCGATTTATGATAATCTGACGCTGCAGAACGCCTATGCCAGTTGGAATGATCCGATAGGCACACTTAACAATTATTTCCAGCCCGCCACTGCCAATCCCATGACGACGCTGGCAACCATTGGATCCGCATTTAATTTGAATGCTTCTCTGGAAGGCCAGTACATTTATGTCACAGAGCGCGAACAAGCCATGTTTGCAGAGCGGGCTCTCCAGACACCCGTGCGACAAGTGCAACAATTCACATTTCCCTCCGTTGTGGCGAAAACGCGTCTGGATTTAGATGTTCATGGACCATTGACGCGATTGATATTTTTAGGCCGGCGCAGCGATGCAATACAGAGCCGAAATGATTACGTGAATTGTAGTAACTGGAAAAGTCTCTCACAGGCGCCGTTTTGGCCCATTCCGTCAGCATCACCCACAGTGCCTGTACCTAATTCAGGACGTCTTATCAATTATTATTCTGTGCGCGATACAATTCAATCTGTGCGACTTTTGGTTGCTGGCAATGAACTCTATGAAGAGAAAGACGCGCCGTTTTATGAATTATGGACACCTTTTGCAACTGCATCAGGACAAGGTGTTGCAGGTGTTGGACCGGCGACTAGTGGAGGACAGAAACCGGACCATGTGTTCGGCCCGCTGTACCAATTTCCTTTTGCTCTGCAGGGATCCAATTACGATCAACCTACAGGAACATTAAATGCCAGTCGCATTCGCGAAGTGCAGTTGGAAATAGCACCAACATCACTGGATCCGAATGGTTTTTACGTGTATGATGTCACTGTATTTGCGGAAACAATTAACTTCCTTCGATTCCAGAACGGTATGGGTGGTCTGGTCTGGGCAGTATAATCCTATACTATAGTAAGGGACAGATGACTGAAATCCAGACATCCAAACGACAAACACGGCGGCTTAAACCCAGGACCAGGACCCGGACCCGAACGCACTCAAAAACCTTATTACTGCAGACTTTCTGGACAGGTAAGCCACTGTCGCGCTTAGAACGTGCAGCTCTACAGTCCTATGTCAATCAGGGATATACTGTTGAACTTTATACATATAATCCTATTACTGAATTCAAACGTCATGTACCTCAATTGGCACTGCAGCAGGGAAAAATAAAAGTTCATGACGCACGAACAGTGTTACCAGAATCTGCGTTATTTGAATACGCAGGACGTGCTACTATTGGCAAACGTGACGATGCGTATAAGTATCTGCCCTTTAGTGATCTATTTCGGTTTACTATGTTGCATAAATTCGGCGGTGCGTGGATTGATCTGGATGTTTTTTTAATTAAACCTATACCGTCGGCGATTCTGCATCGCCCCTATGTATTCAGTAGCGAACGCACAATTCAGAAAGGCGCATACAAAAAAGCCGACCCCGAAATTGTAGATATGGGTTTCATTAAAGTTCCAGGGCCGGCATCACCACTAACACAATGGATTCTTGATCATATTCCCAAAGCCGGGCTTCTTGAATTGAAGACACCGTTTGACTACATGAATGTGTATCGGCGTGGAATTGCCGCTCTCAATTTGGAAAAATACGTGTTACCAGCGGAGGCTTTTCTGCCTCTTAACTGGTGGGATGTTAAAGAGGCATTTGCAGCTGGTGCAGGCGATCCAGATGTATGTTATCCGGCTAAATATGGGACAGCACCATTTTGTGTTGCGATGCTTAAGGATTCAAGCGTGTACGGTGTTCATTGGTTTCGCGCAATCTTGAGAAAGAAAGACTTGCCATATGAGCGGGCTACAAATAGAGAAGTGACAGATAATCTTTATGAAGAGATGGTCGCTCAAATAGAGGCAGATGCTTCCATCAAACCAAATATATTATAAACAATGAATAGCTATTTTAATTTGACTAATATATATAGTATGTATTATTATATTAATTTGGATAACCGAATAGACCGTAAGAAAGAATTTGAAAATACGTGGTTAGCAGCCATTCCAGAATTTAAACGCCATTCTGCTTATAAATCAGCCATTCCACACGTAGGTTGCGGAATATCTCACGTAGATGCAGCCGAAAGTGGGTTTGCTGCAGGACATAATGTTGTTGCTGTATTCGAAGATGATGCAATACCGGCGAATGGTGTTTCACCTGAAATAATTAAGGAATTAATGAAAGAAGCAGAGGAGCAGTACAATTCGTTTGATGTTATATATTTAGGTGCATCTACCGAATTCAGGCAAGAGACATTGGATGGTAATATTGTATCTTCTTCATTTATTTGGATAGCGCCTACACGCAACATAACGGCTACAACGGGCATGATATACAGTATTCGTATGCGATCCCGCCTACAAGAATATAAACGGCAACAATTAACAGGAAACTGTGTAATCCCATGTGATCGATTTTTCAGTGGAAAATCATGGGGTCCAATAACTTGGTCTCCATTGACAACCTGGATAACAAAAAAATATATTCTTTCACAAAGAGCATCATATTCTGACAACAATTTATGCGTGGTAAGTCCAACAACAGACTTATATCCTTTACCTCCACTTACAAATACATTTTTACAGTTAAGTAATCCAGACACATTATCCTTGAAAACCAATATATTCTGTGTTTCAGCATTTTTTCCAATCTCATCAAAGGCTCCAAAAGAGCAGTACTTTACGTTAGCAAAACGATTATTAGGAAAGTCATCGGTACCTTTTGTGCTATTTACAACGGAAGAATGTAGATCTGCATTTGCAGATATGCGACCTGCCGGTTGGCCTCTTTACATATACTGTCTACCAGTTAATTCTGATGGACTTCCGGCAAATATTCCTACCAGAGACTGGCTGACTAATGACGAATGGAAATATCAATCGCTGCAGTCAATAGCGCTATCTAGAAAAAATATTACAGTGCCACTTCTGCAACTCTGGCTTTCCAAAGCATGGTTTGTGGAAGAGGCTATTGAGCGCGGTCATACAGCTGACTTTATTATGTGGTGTGATATTGGATCACACAAATTAGATTATATGGGCAACGATATTACATGGTGGCCAGCTGTTGGACCACTGTATGACTTGATAAAGACATCTGGTAAGGTTGATCCAATAATCTGTTTTCAGCGGAAAAAACCTACGCCTATTCTTTCTCTTCCAAATAATTGTTTTTTAGATTCACAAAATCCTGGGGGTCATATCATTTCAACACCAGTAGGCTGGTTGAGACACAACGCACAGATGCAAAAGAGCCTTCATGATTTGCGGCTTAATGCACGTGATGGTTTTGTGTGGGCATATGATGAAACTGTGCTGGCGCATGCCATCCAACAGTATCCAGCTAACTACTTAACAATTCCTACATGGCGTACTTCTATTCGTGGTGATAAGGCCTGGTTTCCATCCTTTATGTTTTTATCTGAAAATTGGAGACTACGACTACCAAATGATTCCACTGCAATAGATTCCAAACCTCATACCTTCCTTAAGAAATTTGCTTCTAAATTTAATAAGAAAAGCGATGTAGCACCAGTCGAGAAATCTCTATTTATAAGTGCTGGCAATAATCCATCTAAAACTTTCATCGGCAAACTTCAATCGCGGAATAGAAGCATTGCGTTTTTATCTACTCATAAATAAGGAAATGTTCAACGGGCGTATTAATCTTACAACACCACGACCAACAGCATCTGGCCCAATCACAGGTTTAGCCACACAGTTCGCTTTCCCCCAAACCTCCGTTGAAACCCAGGCAGCCGACGCAATTAAGGGTAATTTTCTTGCAACACCACTAAATCAGGCGTTCTTCAGTCCAGCTAATGTGCAGATTATCCAGAATTTAATCCGCAAAAATGTTTTTGATCGTTCCAATGGTGAGTTCTTAATTGATCCGCAGTCCAGTGACCAGTTATTAATAATTATGCGGGCCATTTATTATCAGTACGGACGCAACAGGCCCGATGGCATACCACAACAGATTGAAGAACTCAACACAATTGTGGCAGATTATTCAGTGCCCCGTATCTTATCTGAAGTTAGTTTCCACAAGACCTTCTTACATGATATTCAACATTTACCGGTGCCTCTCTCACATCCCGTAAAGATGAGCACAACGGGCACAAAATCTGGTGTATTTGATCGTTTCTTTTAGACTAACCATAGAGTGTCCGAATATCACCATACGTCAATGGTACTTTTTGCACTTCAGCAAACGCCTGCAGCACCTCTTCTGTTGTAGGCCGCGGCTCTTTTTTACAGAGAAGATATATCTTCTCATATGCCGTTCGCATGTACAGACTATCACTTTCTGCCGGCGCTCCAAAGCGACTAAAGTGTTCACAAATGTTGGCAACAGCATGCGACACAGGAAAAAGATCAGTCATTATAATTGTGTAATAGACATGCAAGAAGTTACAAGTCAATTTTACTGTCGCCAAGTTTGACACGGCAACACTTTTTCTGGCTGGTTGCCACAAATGTCTGCACAGGAAATCTTGCAGCCATTGTTTATACGCGCTATATCCGATAGTCCAGTCTATATCAATCGTCTCCAAGAAGAATTTGCCCTTATAGATCGCAACCGGTTTACGCCGGTTTTTCTCCAGGTACGTCGAATTCTTCAACTAACCGCCGATATTCCACATATTATTCGTGGATCCGCCGGTTCATCATTGGTATGTTATCTATTGGGTATTACTCATACTGATCCTATAAAACACGGTCTTGAACTTGCACGATTTATGAACAGTCGACGAACAGATATGCCAGATATTGATATGGATTTTCCGTATAATCGCAGAGCAGAAGTCTTCTCACTCATCCAAGCCACATGGCCCAAACAAACTGCCCGTGTCAGTAATCATATTCACTGGCACTGGAAGTCCGCTCTCCGCCAAGCAGCGCGTGAAGCAGGTGTCTCAGCAGCCGATATGCATCGCGGATGGAACATAGACAAGGTAGTACATGATCCCAGATTAAAAGCAGACATACAAGCCAAAGCGAAAGCACTTTGCGGAGAGATTCGTACACATAGTCTGCATTGTGGAGGTATTGTCATTTTCGATTCTGAAGTACCTTCAGAGCTTATTCTTAAAAAGGCGCAGCCCATTCCGCAACTGCATCTGAATAAAGATGAAATAGAAGAGGCTGGATTTATTAAGATTGATATTCTTAGTAATCGTGGTCTGGCGATACTGGCCGACTTATCGGATACTGCACTATCTGATTATCCCAGCCGTTCGGCGGCTATTACACAACTCTTTCGCGATGGCAACAATATAGGTATTGTCTTTGCTGAAAGTCGTGGTATGCGGAAAATATTAGCCCAAATGACACCGTCAAATATTACGGAAGTTGCGATGGCTTTGGCACTTATTCGTCCTGCTGCTGCAGGCAATGGACATAAGCAGCTATTCTTAGAATCCTGGCACGACGGCACATGGGATAGCGACGGCAGCCAAAGTCGGATTTTATTTGACGATGACGCTATTAATACAATACGGGAACTGTTAGCATGCCCTGATGCAGATGCCGATGCATGGCGACGTGTGTTTGCCAAAGGACGTACTGAAAAAGAGCCCGAATTTGCCATGTTAATGGAACGCGCCGGTTATGATCAATATGTTATATCGACAACATTGGAAAATCTCAGACAGCTCAAATTATATTCGTTCTGTCGGAGTCATGCATTGAGTTATGCGCAGCTGGTATGGGCGTTGGCCTATTGGAAAATTACTACACCGCAAGAATTCTGGGTAGCGGTGCTGAATCATGCACACAGTGAATATCGTCCCTGGGTGCATTTACGTGAGGCACGGTGTGCAGGTCTTCTATTGAGTCGTTCGTCGCGTCCATGGATATTGGGACAGCGGCGTGGAAAGGCGGCTCTGATTAGTGCAAGCGGAGAAAAAGAGCAGAATATACTAATTTCTGATGATAGTCTTAGCCAAATAAGCCACGATTTGAAGCACTACGGAACGTGGTTTGGTGAGGCATTTCTGCCCGGTTGTGGAATATGGTCGCAGAAAGAGAAGGACCGTGTTAGATTTCGTGGTCCTATAGCCAGCGGACGTGTAATAGGTCGTGATTTTCACCCTCCAAGGCCAATGACTATGATTGCTATAGGCGTGTATAATAATATCTATGTTGACTTAGTTGTGGAAGGCGCCAGAGGTGATTTGCTACGTAACTTTGCAGTAGAAGGTGTTGGTACAATTAAAAGCAACGGTTGTATTCAAACAATTATTGTTGAACATATTCGGGGCATATCATTAAAAGCGATTATTAGACCAACGGGCATTTTAAACTGGCACTTAGAAACTTAAACGGCACTTACTATTCTTCGGTATGGTGTTTTCCCATATCTCCTTACTTTTAGTGCCGGTTTGAATTGCCCGTTGGTCTAAAGCACTTCAAATATTTCTATAAAGTTTCTAGAATATCTATGCCATACTTTTCAATCCACTTCTCAACACGACGAGGGGACCATGAATATTCCTCAAGTTCAGCCTGAATTTTTCGAGTGCGCTCCTGGATACGCTTCCTGGATTCCTGTTCTTCCTTCCAAATCCTCCAGCGTGCATTGTAGTCTTCAATACTTTCTCCGTTTTCTCTTTTCAAAATGAGAGGTGTATTTTTAGTATACAAACTTACAAGTCCTAATGGTAGTTCAGGTAGAACACAGATGTTGGTGTCTATGCAGTTTAGACCAACGAACATTTCAAACCGGCACTTAGAATAAGAGGGTAGATGGGAAAACATCACACCGAAGACTACAAACTCTCCGCTGTGAAGTATGCTTTGCGAACCGATAATCAAGTAGAAACCTGTGAAGTTTTTGATTGTAAAAGGTCATCTTTACAGGAGTGGATTGATTTATACCAGAAAACTGGTTCT